TCACAGCTTCCGGCTTCTATGGGTCGTATGTCGACCTAGAAGGATCAGCTCGCTCAGAAACAGAACTAGTAACTCGATATAGAGATATCGCTACTCAAGCAGAAATTGAGATGGCTATCGACGAGGTTACTAATGAAGCTATTACATCTCCTGCGGATAATAGAATTGTCAGTATTGTTCTCGATGATGTCGAAGCTAGTGACAGTGTTAAGGCTAAGATTGAGGATGAATTTGAGAACGTACTTAAGCTTCTTCGATTTAATTATAAAGCATATGAGATTTTCCGCCAATGGTATATCGATGGGCGTCTATTCTATCACGCTATCGTTGATGAGAAGGATGTTAAAGCTGGTATTAAAGAGCTTCGATATATTGATCCCCGCTTTATCAAGAAGGTAAAAGAAGTACAGCCACCTCGCACTATCGAGCGTATGGGGGATGAAGAAGTAAAGGGTGTAACCACCAAGGAGTATTTCATTTACTCTAATAAGGGTTTTGACACCAAGGGATATAACCCCAGACAAGCTCTAAGAATTGCTAAAGATAGTATCGTTTATACCACATCCGGTCTAATGGACTCTACTGGCCAGATGGTGCTATCGTATCTGCATAAGGCTATTAAGCCTCTCAATCAGCTTCGTATCATGGAAGATGCTACGGTTATTTACCGCATCTCTCGTGCACCAGAACGTCGAATCTTTTACATCGATGTCGGTAATCTACCCACCATGAAGGCTGAGCAGTATCTACGAGATATGATGGTTAAGCATAAGAACCGTCTTGTATATAATGCCAGTACTGGCGAGATTCGTGACGACCGTAAGATGATGACTATGATCGAGGACTACTGGATTCCTCGTCGCGAGGGTGGTCGCGGCACTCAGATTGAAACTCTCAAGGGTGGTGAAAATCTAGGTAAGATGGAAGACGTCGAGTACTTCCAGAAGCGACTATATCAAGCGCTTAATATTCCTGTGGACCGCCTAGTACAAGATACTCCATTCTCTGCGGGCAACACCAACGAAATTACTCGTGATGAGCTTAAGTTCTTCAAGTACATTCAGAGGCTACGTCTACGCTTTTCTGGACTATTCATCAATGTACTGGAGAAGCAACTAATCCTCAAGAACATCATCACATATGATGATTGGGTTGCTATTAGAGACGCTATTCGCTTTCAGTACGCTACAGATAACCACTTCTCTGAACTACTATCGGCTCAAATTCTCAAAGAGCGCGTCAATACCGCTAATATGCTTGATCCTCTGGTGGGCCGTTTCTTCTCTGAAGATTATGTTAAGCGTCATGTTCTCATGCAGACTGATGAGGATATCGAGCAGATGGCTCAAGAGATGGAGCAGGAAGTTGAGATTGTTGCTCAGCGTCGTATTCAGCAGGCTACTATCGATGGTCAGGTACAGGCCGCACAGCAGATTGCCGCGGCGGCTGGAGATCAGCAGGCTGCGCAGGGTGATCAGCAACAAGAAGGTGATCAGCAGCAGGCGGGTGAAGTGGAAGATCCAAGTGCTGGCGGCGACGATCTACCCCCGTTTCTACGTAGACAATAAATAGACTAAATATAGGAGAAGCCCCGTGAACCCAACACCAGCAGACGTGATCGATCTAGTCACTACAAGGGATGCTGCTACGTTTGTAGATGCTGTCAATAGTATTCTCAACAGAAAGGCTGCTGAGAGTATCAGTAATATGCGACAGGAAGTAGCACAGAATATTATTACCCCTGCTGAAGATCGTGATGATACCGTTGATCAAGACGAAGAAGCAGAGGACGACACAGATGAAAACGTTTAAGTCTCTAGTTAACGAGATTTACGAGCCAAATACACCTGATACTGGCAAGTTTATTAACATGCACACTATCAGAACATTTGACTATCCGGTAAAGAATGATCACGGACTACCTTTCCGTGATGATCGAATCAAGGCTCCTGGGCCTCAGCATAAGAAGCCAGCCACATATGAGCCTCCTCATGAGCCTGCACGGGTTTATAAGAGCGCTAATGAACTTAAGCTTCGCAATGAAAATGTTGAACTTCGCAAGCAGCTCGGTCTAAATCCGAACGAGCAGGAACTATTCGAAGTATCAGACATCATGTCTCTTCTTCAGGTAGTATCTGATTATAATCATCCCACCCAGATCTTCTTCGAAGATAATGATCCTATTACTATCGATAAGGATCTAGCTGACCTTCTACTAAACGCATATGGCACTCTTGACGAAGATAGTCAAGATAAGTTCGAGCGCGCTCTAGTAGATTCCGAGAGTGGATTTGAGTATTGCGTTAATTTTAGCGCAGAAGGAATTGAGCAGTAATGGCACAGGTATATGCTAACGGTACATTTGTACCCTCTAATAAGTCCATTTTCGAAGTAGTAGTGCTTGGAGCTGCTAATGGTGCTCCAATCTCTAGCTCTACTCCACTAACAGTCGTGCCAAAGCTATCTCTTGGTGGTAATCTATCACTTACTACTAATACAGCCAATGGTTCTACCTATACATCATTTGCAAATCAGGCCTGTGCTCAGCTAACTGTCAGCAACGATTCTACCGTCAATCTAGATGTTCAACAGGACGGAGCCGGTGCGGCATTTAAGGTACAAGCCGGCACATACTATACGTTTTTTGGCATCACCAACGCTAATCAGATCGGTGTTCGTAGATCGGACGTTGCAAATACATCGACTACTGTTACAGCACGCTGGGAATCGTAATGACTCGATTACTATCACGCAGCAACAACGGTAAAGTATTTAATACATTTACACCAGGACGTTTGTTTGGCGCTGGTGAAGTTGGTGTGTGGTATGACCCGTCCGACCTGACGACGCTGTATCAGGACACGGCTGGCACTACGCCAGTGACGGCTGCCGGGCAGACGGTCGCGCTGATGCTGGATAAGTCGCGCGGGCTGGTGCTTGGCAGCGAGCTGGTCAGCAATGGCGACTTCGCCAACGGCAGCACGGGATGGACGCTGGACCCTAGTTGGTCGGTGTCTGGTGGTGCTGCATCGACCAACTCCACGGGGGTAATCAGCCAAGCGGTTGCTGGCGCACCTCGCTGGCTTCGGGTGCAGTTCGATATCCTGGCTATTTCCGGGGCTATTGCGGCGAACTACGGCCAGACGAACTGGCTGCACAACTCACAAGGCCCAATATACAACAGCACGGGCACCAAGGTCAGCTACATCCAGATCAATCCATCTGCGTCGTCTGGCTCAATGCAAGTGTATTTCCAGACGTTCAGCGCGGGCCAGACCGCCACCATCGACAACATCTCCGTCCGCGAGCTTCCCGGCAACCACGCCACGCAGGCCACCGCCGCGTCTCGGCCGACCTACGGCGTCGTGCCGCTGGGCGGGCGGCGGAACCTGCTGACCTATACCGAGCAGTTCGACAACGCGGCATGGGCCAAGGATGGTCTGACCGTCACTCAGGTGTCCGGGGCAGAGTGGTCGCTTGTGGAGGGGACCAACACAACCCGCAAGAGCATTCAAGCCGTCAGCATCGGCCTGTTAAATGGCCGACTTTCAGTCGAGGCCAAGCCAAACGGCCGAAATTTCATTGCCATAGGATCAACGAACGGCGCTGGTATCTGGTCGGTCTACTTGTTCAACATCGCCACCGGGACGGCAGTCGGAGGCTATCAAGCCTCCGGGGTGGCGATACCAACGAACCCGACGATCACGTCCGTTGGGGACGGCTGGTATCGCGTTGGAGTCACACTGCAAACTGCTGAACGCCCCGTAATAATGATCGGCAACGGTGGTGATCCGATTTTTGAGGGTTACACAGGCAACGGCACATCCGGCGTCCGCATCCGTCGCCCACAACTCGAAAGCGGCAGCACCGCCACCGCCTACCAGCGCGTCGTCTCGCAGTATGATGTGACCGAGGCGGGCGTGCAGAGCCTGTCCTACCTGTCGTTCGACGGCGTGGATGACCGCATGGCCACGAGCATAGCGGTCAACTTCAGCGCCACTGACAAGATGACGGTGTTTGGTGGGGTGCGGAAGATCGGCGCAGGCACCTATGCCTCGCTGATTGATCTGGGTGATAACCCGACTGGTGTTGCTGGTGGGTTGTCTTTCTACGTCAACGGTGGTGGCGCCAACAATGTGGCAATTGCCAACTACAGTGTTGGCGCTAGGGCCGAGGCCATCTTCTCTCCAGTTAATACCGGCGCAAACTTGGTCCTCACATCGCAACACGATAGAGGCGGCACCACTGGCGCGCTGAGTGAACTATCCTTGCGCTCTAACGGCGTATCTGTTTCCGGCTGGCAGGACGGCTCTGCTTCCGGCAGCACGGGCAACTTCGGCTCTTATGTGCTGTATGTCGGCATGAGGACGCGAGGCGACCTGTTCTACAACGGGCAACTTTACGGCATCATTGTGCGCGGCGCCGCCACTGACACACTCTCAATTCAAAGAACAGAATCTTGGTTAAATAAACGTACGGGTGCTTATTGATGATTAGAATTACTATTGCATGCCCTGCTCAATATATCCAAGATGCCAATCAACTAGCAGCATGTCTAGGATTTTCTATGGCAGATGCTGAGACATATGGCCCAGCTGTATGGCAGGACTCAACAGATAACCTATATTCTTGTGCTTCCCTAGACGTATCAGAAGAATGGTTTACTGCAGCCCAACAACCACTAATTAGACCAGACTGGGATATAGATAATCAAATCAATATGGATGCCGCATCAAGAGCACAGGCTCTTATTGTTGTATCTCAAGAAACTATACTTGCTACGCCTAGTAAGATTACGGTTATAGCAGGTATGGAAGGCGTTACGGCTATTCAAATGATGGGTATATCCGCTATAACTCTTGATATTAATAAATAATTTAATCAAGTATTTTCTGGAAAAAGACATGAAACTAATCACAGAGCTTACAGAAGAAGTTAAACTAATTACCGAGATGGAAGAGTCTGGTAAGAAGGGATACTTCATTGAGGGTATTTTTCTTCAAGGTGATATCAAGAATCGCAATGGTCGCGTATACCCTGTACCTGTACTAGAAAAAGAAGTCTTTCGTTATATGAAAGACAACGTTGAGAAAAATCGCGCCTACGGCGAGCTGGGGCATCCAGAAGGCCCGGGTATCAATCTCGAGCGCGTATCTCATATGATCAAGTCTCTACGCAAAGACGGTTCCAACTTCATTGGTAAGGCTAAGATTCTCGAAACACCATATGGGCAAATCGTTCGTAACCTACTATCAGAGGGTGCTAATATTGGTGTATCTTCTCGTGGTATGGGTACGCTGAAGCCTAATAAGGCTGGCATCATGGAAGTGCAAGATGATTTCCATCTAGCTACAGCAGCTGATATTGTTGCTGATCCATCTGCACCAGATGCTTTTGTACGCGGTATTATGGAAAACGTCGAGTGGGTGTATGAAGCAGCTACTGGGTCTTGGCGAGCGATGCAGATGGTAGAGAAGGTAAAGAAGGCAGGTAGGATTCTATCCGAGGAGCAGAAGCTATCTATCTTTAACAATTTCCTTTCCAATCTAGCAAAAAAATAAATACTTGAGAATTTTGGAGGTAAAAATTAAATGACTGCAACACGAGATCAAGAGAGTGTTTCGGAAGATACTGTAACCGAAGCTACCACAGCCGCGGCTGCTACTCACGCTCCTGACTCCATGACAAAAGCCGGTATGATGGCTTCTGTTATGTCTGCTATGAATGGAGCTAAGAAGTCTGATCTAGTCGACTTCTTCAATAAGGCTATGGCTCAGTTTGGACCTAACAATTTCCCGGGATCTGATTCTACCAATACATCTGCGCAGAATATGGCTTCTATCAAAGCCAAGGCTTCTGTAAAGGAAGATATTGAGGAAATGTTTGCTAACGATACAGATCTTTCTGAGGAGTTCAAGCAGAAGGTAGAGACGGTATTTGAAGCTGCGGTTAACGCCAAGCTTGAACTAGAGCTCGCCCGCCTCGAAGAGGAACATGAAGTTCAATTCAACAACCTCGTCGAAGAGTATAAGGCTGAACTCGCTGAAAAGGCTGATGAATATCTAACATACGCTGTCGAGCAGTGGGTTGAAGAGAATCGCTTACAGATCGAAAACGGTCTCAAGCTAGAAATCTTTGAGAGCTTCTTCAAGGGTCTTAAGAATCTATTCGTCGAGCACAATGTGAGCATTCCTGATGAGGAAGTAAGCATTGTCGGTGAGCTAGAGTCAAAGCTTGAAACTCTTGAAGCTCGTGTTAACGAAGAGATCGAAAAGAATATGCGCCTCACCAAGGTAAATGAGCAGCTCTCTATGGAGCAGATCTTTGCTGAGGCTGCAAACGGGCTCGCTGATACACAAGTAGAAAAGTATCGTACACTCGCTGAGGGTATTTCTTATACATCTCTCGAAGACTACCGTACAAAGCTCGGTGTTGTCAAAGAGACATACTTCTCCAAGAAGTCTTCTAAGGCTGTTTCTGAAGAAGTAGTGGGTATCGATATGTTGAGTGAGGAGAATGATACATCTCCAAAGACTGGCCCCATGGCGGTCTATGCCGATGCTATTTCCAGAACAATCAAAAAAATCTAATTTATAAATAAGTTTAAATCTAAAGGAGACAGATTAAATGACTTCATACCTCAGTGAAGAAGTACTAAAGAAGTGGCAGCCAATCCTAGAGCACAACGCTCTACCCAAGATTGACGGTCACCGTAAGTCCGTAACCGCTGTTCTACTTGAGAACACAGAGAAGGCTCTTCGTGAGACTCGCGGTCATGCCCCTACCTCTCTTCTAGAAGCTGGTGTACCTGCTAACCAGACAGGTAGCGCGATCGACAACTACGATCCAGTACTAATTTCGCTAGTACGCCGCACAATGCCAAACCTAATTGCGTACGATGTCTGCGGCGTTCAGCCAATGACTGGCCCAACTGGCCTAATCTTCGCGATGCGTTCTCGTTACGGCTCACAGACTGGTGACGAAGCATTCTACAATGAGGCTAACACTGGCTTCTCCGGTCAGGGTTACATGGGCGTTGCTAATACTAACCTCGGTCTCGCCAATGGTAACGTTGGTAATGCCGGTGCTCCAACAGGCAACAGCGCCACATTTAACTTCGGCGGTGGTGCTTCTACTTCCAAGCTAGAACAGCTCGGTGCTACTGGTAATACAGCCTTCGCTGAAATGGCTTTCTCCATTGAGAAGGTTACTGTAACAGCTAAGGGTCGCGCTCTAAAGGCTGAATACTCTCTAGAACTAGCTCAGGATCTAAAGGCTATTCACGGTCTAGATGCTGAGACAGAACTCGCTAATATTCTCTCCACAGAGATTATGGCTGAGATCAACCGCGAAGTTGTTCGAACAATCAATCTAACAGCTGTGCGTGGCGCCAACTCCAACGTTACAACTGCTGGTGTATTTGACCTTGACACTGATTCCAACGGTCGTTGGATGGTTGAGAAGTTCAAGGGTCTAATGTTCCAGATTGAACGTGAATGCAACCAGATTGCCAAGGACACCCGTCGCGGTAAGGGTAATATTCTACTATGCTCCTCTGACGTAGCTTCTGCTCTTCAGATGGCTGGTGTACTAGATTATACTCCTGCTCTAAACTCCAACAACCTACAGGTTGATGATACCGGCAATACTTTCGCTGGTGTACTAAACGGTCGCGTTCGCGTCTACATCGATCCATATGCCACAGCCGGTAACTACATGACTGTTGGTTATAAGGGTTCTAGCGCTTTCGACGCCGGTCTATTCTACTGCCCATATGTACCACTACAGATGGTACGTGCGGTTGGTGAGGACAACTTCCAGCCTCGCATTGGCTTCAAGACCCGTTACGGAATGGCTCCAAACCCATTCGCTAAGGGTACCGTTGACGCTGACGCCAACGCTGCAATCGAGCAGAATTCTAACCTATACTATCGCAGAATTCTCGTCTCCAACCTAATGTAATAAGATTCCGGTCAACGGAACATTTACTCAAAGGGGGCTTCGGCCCCCTTTCCTTATTTCTACTAAATAAAAATGAGAGGTGAATATGGCAAATGCATCACTACCGCTAAACAAGAATTTCCTTACGCAAGTCGGGTTTCAGTTTTCCATTAAGAAGCTCCCCAACGTTAATTTCTTTGTGCAGTCTGTAAATCTACCTGGTGTTGAGATGGGTAACCCCTATCAAGATACTCCTTTCATTAATATTCCTATACCGGGCGACCATGTAAAATACAATGACTTAACCGTGACGTTTAAGGTGGATGAGGACTTGAGTAACTATATTCAGATTAGTGACTGGATACTAGGACTGGGCTTTCCTGATCGATTTGATCAATATAAACAACTCAAAGAAAAAAATCAAGGCACTGGTGAAGGATTACTATCAGATGCTTCGTTAATACTGACGACTAGTGCTCGCAATCCATCTATTGAAGTTCAGTTTCTGGATGTGTTTCCACGATCATTGACCGATCTACTATTTTCATCACAGGATGCTACACTGGAGTATATCTCCGCTACAGCAACATTTAAATACCGGAGACACATCATTAAACGCTTGACATAGTCACCGACCTGGTATATAATAACTATGTTGCATTGATATAATAGGTATTGAATATGAAGCTTGAAGATATACTGAATGAATGGGATAGAGACTGTAACATCGATAGACTAGAGATTAGTAACGAGAGTCTAGACATATCGAAGTTACATAACAAGTATCTAAGAATAATGACCGCTGAAAGCGTACTGCTTCGCAGTACTACACAAGAGTATAATCGATTATACAAGCTTAAATGGGAATATTACCTGGGTCATCTGGATGATGATATACTCAAGGAGTATAACTGGGAACCTAATAGACTAAAGATTCTCAGACAAGACGTAAGCATATACCTAGACAGTGACTCGGATTTACAGAAACTTAAGTCTAGACAAGACCTACAAAAAGAGAAGATTGCTGTACTAGACTCCATCATGAAATCGATATCCAATAGAGGGTTTCAAATCAAGAACTACATTGAATATGAAAAGTTTCGTGTTGGAGCATAGCCTTAACCTATAAACGCAGTATCACCCGAGTATCTTACAAATATATAAACATAGCTGGTGAACATCAGTATGTCATATTTGTAAGATACACGGGTGCATAATGGATGTATTGACGGTACATAAGATTAATGAAGTCTATTTGAGAGTAACAAGCGAGCCGCATATAGAACAAGAGCTCTCGGATTACTTCAAATTTGATGTACCACAGGCCAAGTTTATGCCAGCGTTTCGTCGCAAGGCTTGGTCTGGGTCCATTTTTCTATACTCACTAACAACCAAGACGCTATACTGTGGGCTACTCAAGCATCTCGAGCTCTTTTGTAAAGAAAGAGATATTCGAATCGAGTATACCGCCGAGATTAAACCACAAGATTTTACAGTAGAAGACGCCAAGAGGTTTATTCAGTTAATAAAGCCTACCCGTGAACCTCGCGATTATCAGATAGAAGCATTTGTTAATTGCGTGAGAGAACATAGAGCACTGACTCTATCCCCTACCGGTTCAGGTAAGTCTCTCATCATCTACTTACTTACACGACTTTACACCTATAATTCATCCAAACGTAAAGCATTAATCATCGTACCTACACTTGGTCTCGTACATCAAATGGCGGATGATTTTGTCGACTACGGCTGTGATCCTGACGAAATATACAAGATACATGGTGGTATCGATAAGCTACCTGAGCGTGTAGTAGTAACTCTAGAAAACGGTAAAGAGATTGCCTTTCAGAGCAATCAATCTATAAAATTGATAAATAACTATCAGAAACACAAACTAGCAAAAGATCTGATAGAAACTGATGAAATTGACGATCGATGGCTTGCACAATATATGCAAGAATAAGTATTATAAAATATATACAAGTCTTATAGCGCGATGTAAACTACGTACCCCAGTACAAGGTGTATATTATGAATCGCACCATATAACACCGCGCTCTCTCGGTGGTACAGACGATAGTGATAATATCGTGTTATTGACAGCTCGTGAACATTACATTGCACATATGTGTTTAGTGCGATTTGTAACTGGCCAAGGTAAATACAAAATGGTTAAAGCGGCCATGGCTATGTCAATGACAAAGGATAGAGACGAAAAAGAAAGAATATTAAGTTCGCGGCTATATGAAGCAAATAGAAAGTTATACTCAGCGCTACTAACACTACACCTATTAGAACATTCACCCTTCAAAAATAAAGAAACGCACCGCAAAGGTATGCATACCCGTGCTGTAAATAATAGTAGCCCGTTTCGTGCAAACAATCCCATGCACTCTTTAGATTCAAAAATGAAGAAAGTAGCAAAAACATCCGGAGAAAACCACTATTTACGAAAAACGCGCCGGTATAGTATAAGTTATGATCGTGGTGAAACGTGGTCACCTATTGATACTAGTCATGGCCTACCTGCTGCGCAGCAAGCACTAGGTATCAAGCACGGGTTATTTTTTAAGCTGTTGAATGGTGATATACCATCCAGGGGACCTAATATCAATATACGCATTAAACGAGAGATCATTAACAATGAAGATTAAGAAGATTGAGAAGCGCTCCCCATCAATCATTATTTCATGCTGGCAGTCAATATATAAACTACCCCGCCAGTGGTTTGATCAGTTTAAGGTAGTTATTGGTGATGAATGCCATCAGTATAAGGCTAAGTCTCTTACTGGTATTCTAGGTAAGTTGATCTCTTGCAAGTATCGATTTGGCTTTACCGGTACTCTGGATAATCTACAAGTCAATAAGTTGGTTATCGAAGGAGTGTTTGGGCCTGTTAATCGTGTAATTACTACACGTGAGCTTATCGATAGAAAGCAATTAGCAGACCTAGACATCAAAATCCTGGTACTGAAGTATCCGGAAGAGATGCGTAAGATTGTAAAAGATTGTGATTATCCTGCTGAGATGGATTTTCTATGCTCCAACGCTGAACGTAATGAGTATATTAAAAAGCTCGCCTTGAACCTCGAGGGAAATACGCTAGTACTCTTTCAGTATGTTGACAAGCACGGTAAGATTCTTTATGATATGATAAAGAATTCAGGTAAGCAATGTCATTTTATTCACGGCGGCGTTAAGGGTGAAGACAGAGAAGATATCAGACATCTTGTAGAGAAGAGCAGTAACGATATTATTATCGCATCATACGGCACATTCTCCGCCGGAGTTAACATTGTTAATCTTCACAATGTAGTATTTGCTAGCCCATCTAAGTCGAAGATTCGCAACCTACAGTCTATTGGTCGTGGCCTTCGCGTATCAAATGTCAAAAAGACCGCAACCCTTTACGACATTGCGGACGATCTCACGTATAAGACGAATAGAAACTACACGCTAAACCACCTCATAGAACGGGTAAAGGTGTATGATGACGAAAAATTTAATTACAAGACGTTCAATATCGAACTATACGGAAACACCAGTAATAATCAAGTTGATTAGCGGAGAAGAATTACTGGTATCCAGTATCACTGCCCATCAAGGGCGAGCCATCATCACTGATCCGTATTGCATTATACGATTGCTGGGGCAAGAGAAGACTAACTACCAATTAGATAAATGGATGCCTTTTACCGCATCCGATGAGTTTGAGCTTGATTTGGATCATATTATCACATATAATCTACCTAACAATGAATTAACCGCGTTTTATATACATGTGATGCAATCGGATAGTACTCAATATGGAACAAGCTCAACCTATTCAGAATACCAAGTACACTAGCAGGCGTAAGCCAAAAACGCATTATGTTAATAATCCGGATTTTCTAGCCGCTCTTGTAGAATACAAGGCTGCTATTAAGAAGTGTGAGGAAGCGGGGAAACCAATTCCCCGAGTCCCTGACTATATCGGACAGTGCATTTATAATATTGCTACTCGACTATCACAGAAGTTTAACTTCATGAGTTACTCCTACCGTGAAGAAATGGTGAGTGATGGTATTGAAAACTGTCTGATATACCTTAATAACTTTGATCCTGAAAAGTCCAGTAATCCATTTGCCTATTTTACTCAGATCATCTACTTTGCTTTTCTACGTCGAATTCAGAAGGAAAAGAAGCAGCTATACATCAAACATAAGGTGTTAGAACGCGATATTATTCATATGAGTATTGTCGAGCAGCAGTCTGATGATACAGCAGGCTATACACCTAATGTACGTTTAGACGGTGACTTTATCGACAACTTTGTATCTGATTTTGAAAAGAAACTAGCTTCCAAAAAGAAGCTATTGAAGAAGGATCTAGAAAATGAAGCAGACTGATACTCGCGATAGCGCTATTCTTCTACCACCTATTCTTGCTGAATACATCGCGTCGATGTTCAATGACAAGGTGAATAACATTCACGTACGACAGAACTACCGCGATAATATTGATTATATTCGACGCGTTTGTGAAGAAGCTGTACAGAAGTTTGACAGAGAGATTGTACGTACATCTACTAATAGGCCTCGTAAGTCGGTAATTCGTTCAGCGCATGCAGAATAAAGTAGCTCTTATTTGTGACACGCATTACGGAGTGAGGGGTGATAATCCCTCACTCTACGCGCACTTTGCCAAGTTCTATTCACAGGTATTCTTCCCTACTATTGATAAGTACGGAATCGATCATATCATTCACCTAGGCGATGTGGTTGATCGTCGTAAGTTTATTAACTTTCTTTCAGCTAAACACCTAGACGAACAGTTTATCAAACCGATCATTCAGCGTGATATACAACTCGATATCATTATTGGTAATCACGACACTTTCTACAAGAATACTAACGCTGTAAATGCTATCAATGCTCTTAATTTAGAACTTAACAAGAATATTAACTGTTGGATTAATCCCGAGACTATACTTGTTAAAGATATTCCTATTCTATACCTACCTTGGATTTGTAAGGATAATCAATTACAGACCTTAACCGCGATCGAGAACACGCAAGCTCAGATTGCTTTTGGTCATCTGGAGCTAAATGGCTTTGAAATGCATAAGGGATCGGTGTGTGATGCTGGAATGGATGCCAAGCTTCTTTCGAAGTTTGATGTTGTATGCTCTGGTCATTTTCATCATAAGTCTAGTATTGGAAACATCCATTATCTTGGCGCTCCTTATGAAATGATCTGGTCGGATTATAATGATCCGCGCGGATTTCATATATTTGACTTAGATACTCGTGAACTAGAATTTATTCCCAACCCATATAGTCTATTTCATAAAATCTTTTATGATGATCTCAATAACACCGCTGAATCGATTCTCAATATAGACTATAATCGATATAACCACTCCATTGTAAAAGTTATTATTAAGCAGAAGACATCCCCTTCACTATTTGATACGTTTATTGATAATCTAGAAAAGGCAAGCCCTGCTGATATTCAAGTAGTCGAAGATCATCTAAACCTCGATATGGAAGTTGATCAGAACATCATTGATGAAGCGGAAGATACTCTTACTATATTGAATAAATTTGTAGAGTCTATTAATACTAAGACAGACAAGGCGGATATCAAGAAGGTATTGCAGCACTTGTATAGTGAAGCACTAAATTCTGGAAATGCATAATGTCAATTGTTTTCAAAAAGATCCGATGGAAGAATTTTCTTAGCACGGGCAATACCTTCACCGAAATTGATCTTAATGCTAATAAGCATACACTTATCGTAGGTGATAATGGAGCGGGTAAGTCGACTATCCTCGACGCCCTCTCCTACGCCCTGTATAATAAGCCTTTTCGAACTATCAATAAACCTCAACTACTCAACTCCATTAATCAGAAGGGATTGGTGGTGGAGATTGAGTTTAATATCGCTAATGATCAGTATATGATTCGACGAGGTATGAAACCTAACGTGTTTGAAATTGCACGTAATGGTACACTCGTCAATCAAGATGCTGCTAGCCGCGACTATCAAGAATATCTCGAAAAGAATATTCTTAAACTAAACCACAAGTCGTTTTCTCAAATTGTCGTGCTAGGATCAGCATCGTTTGTTCCTTTCATGCAGTTAACGGCGGCTAATCGACGAGCTGTTATTGAAGATCTACTTGATATTCAGATCTTCTCCGTAATGAATACTATTCTCAAGTCACTTCTCACCGAGAATAAAAACAAGATCGTAGATACTGATTATCGCATCTCCATTAACCGTGAAAAGGTAAAGCTTAAGCAAGAACACATCAATAAGCTCAAGCAAGATAAAGAACATATTATTATCAATGTCAAGAGTAATATTGCTAAGTGTGAACGCGAGATCATCAGTAAGCAGAAAGAACTCGAAGAATACCGTAATCAAGTAACAGCACTGTATGATACTATCAGCGATCAAAAAAAGACTAATAAGCGTGCTGAATCACTATCTCATCTAGAAACGCAACTTAATGAGAAGCTTGCTCGCATTCAGCGCGAAAAGCAGTTCTTTCATGATTATGACACTTGCCCTACTTGCAGACAGGATATTAACACCACATTCAAGTGTGAGATGATAAAGAGTAAGGAGAATCTCATTAATGAGATTGCTGATGGTTTACAATCTCTAACTGAACAGCGCCAGAGAGCAATTACTAGGCAAGAAGAAATTGCTGAAGTATTAAGCGCTATTAATAATCTCGAAAAGAAAATCACGAGTAATAACAGCGACATCAACCTACAAAATACGTTAATCACTCGATATAACGAAGAACTCAAGAGGTATTCCACAGAGAAGGCTGAAATTGATACTAATGAGCTTCTAACCCTGCAAGATGAGCTGAAAGCCGCTCAAGAACTAAAGGATACACTAGTGAAAGACCAGCAAGTACTAGAACTAGTAAGCAGTCTTCTCAAGGATACTGGTATCAAGGCTAAGATTATCAAGCAGTATATTCCTATTATGAACAAGCTGATCAACAAGTACCTGGCAGCTATGGACTTCTTTGTTAACTTTGAAATTAACGAAAACTTCGAGGAGTGTATCAAGTCGAGATATAGGGATGAGTTTAGTTACGCGTCTTTCAGTGAAGGTGAGAAGATGCGTCTCAATCTCGCTATTCTCTTTGCTTGGAGGGCTATTGCTAAGCTACGCAATAGTGCAGCCACAAATATTCTGTTCTTTGATGAGGTGCTTGATGGTTCACTAGATTCCGCTGGTATCGACGATTTCATGAAGATTATCAGCAACTTAACCACAGATACTAATACATTCATCATCAGTCATAAGACAGACGTCATGGCTGATAAGTTTCAAAACATTATTCGCTTCGAAAAGCATAAAAACTTTAGTCGGATGGTCACGTGATGGTAGAATCTCCAGAAAAAGTACGAACCACGTTTACGTTAGAAACAAAAGCGGTCCCTATTACTATCGAACCCAGGTTTGTATCTAGTGAACTATGGAACTTTGATAATCCATATTGCAATATTCTCAAATTACAATATACTATGATCAATACATGTGCGCATTATCGAGCGATGTCTCTTTCCGCTCCACTGATTGATATTAATACTTCCGTTATCGTACTCAAAGGGGAACCATACCTTGTCCTTATCAATCCAAAAATTGTTTCTGTTTCCGATGAACTGGCCATCGCTACAGAATCTTCCCCTGCTTATCCTGGTCTTAGTGTTAAGGTTACTCGCCCCTTAAGCGTTCGAGTACGATACAAAGATATCGATGGTACAACGCACACCGAAAAGTTCAGCGGAGGATATTCTCGTTTAATACAACATGAAATGTGTCATATTGAAGGTCGACCTTTCTGGCACGATTGTAATTTTTTAAACCGTAATAAGGCAATCAAGGACTGGAAAGCTATTAAACGTAAGCTAAGTAAGCTTACACTGGCCTCCCAGTCTAACTAGGAATCAACATAATGCAATACAAGTACGTCTCCACCAAAGAATATATCAATGCGTTTCCATGCGCATATCGGCAGTGGCGAGCTGACTCACACTGCAACCTAATTCATGGCTATAGCTTCTCCATGAAGTTCTTCTTTGGTACAAACGACCTTGATGTTCGTAACTGGGCTGCTGATTACGGCGGCCTCAAAGAACTCAAGAAGATTCTAGAAGATCAATTTGACCACACACTACTAGTAGCAGAAGATGATCCTGAACTAGAGATGTTCAAGGAACTAGAACGCAAGAAGATGGCTAAGCTTACCATTCTTCCTCGTCTTGGTTGCGAATCTCTAGCTGATATGCTATACAGGTATGTCAATGGAGTCTATATCCCTGAATACTGGGGCCCAGGCGAAGCTGAACGGCTGTGGTGCTTTCGAGTAGAAGTGCGAGAAACGGTGGCTAATATGGCTTATCGTGAAGGTCATCGCGACTGGAATGAAAATCTTCTAGGTTAAGGTAAATACAATATGGCTAAGATCAAGGTTTCCGAGATCTTCTACTCTCTACAGGGTGAAGGTCAATACGTTGGCGTCCCATCTATTTTTCTAAGGACGTTTGGTTAACTGTGTAGGCTTCGAAGGATATATAACTGCATAGGCTTCGGAGCAGAACCATGATTGTATACGGAATAGAAAACAAAATTACAGGTGATATTTACGTTGGTAAGACCAAGCATACTGTAGAGCAACGATGGAAGAGACATCTTCAAGATATGAAGTACACTAAAACGAAGTCGAAGCTTTATAATGATATTAAGAAGTATGAGCCTGATAATTTTGTGCTGTATATAATCGAACAATCCAGTGCTAGCCGTATTAATGAGCGAGAAATCTATTGGATAGAAGTACTTGAGCCCGCTTATAATATTGCTAAAGGTGGTAGCGGCGGAGTTATCGGCACAGGACAACTTGGTCGCCGCTGGAAAGTAAAGGATACCTCAAATATGAGAGGAAAGAAGACGATAACTCCGGCTGTTATAGAAGGTAGAAAGCAAATAACAGGGGCTAATAATTATCAGTCGGTGTATAATATACACACGCCGTGGGGTAGTTACCCGACCTGGACCGCTGCCATAACAGCTGCTCGAACTGGAAGAAATACTGGTATACCTGTGATAACTAATGTTATCACACTACAAAAATACTGTGAATCTGATATAACATTACCCGCTAATGGAAGACGGACTCCAAAAGAATGGAGAGGTAAGTCTTCTCGAGAATTAGGGTTCTTTTTGGAGAAGCGCTAAATGACTGCTATTTCTTATACAGAGATCTTTTATTCACTACAAGGCGAAGGTCAATACGTCGGTGTACCATCGATTTTCCTACGCACGTTCGGATGTAATCTGCGTTGCAAAAAGTTTGGAATTCCGCGCGACCAGGAAGTGGGTAAGTATAACCCGGAAGTAGAAAAGATCCTATCTGGAGGTCTCGATCAATATAACAAGTACGAAGATCTACCTCTAGTATCTACTGGGTGCGATTCTTACGCTTCGATCTATCCTGAGTTTAAGCGGTTTGCCAAGCGTGAGTCTATCGGTGCTATTGCTAATCGTATTCAGGAACTGCTCCCGGGTGGTAAGTTCGGCCGCGATAAGCATATGATCATTACCGGCGGCGAACCCCTACTAGGCTGGCAGCGTTCGTTTCCAACTCTACTAGAAGAGTTCGAGACCCGTAACATGGGCATGACTCATCTTACATTTGAGACAAACGGTACCCAGGCTCTTCAGACTGAACTGCGTAACTTCCTATTCGATCGTGCGTTGAAGGGTCTGGAAGTAACCTTCTCTATCTCGGCTAAGCTACCGGCTTCGGGTGAGAAGTGGGAAGATGCTATTCGACCCGATATTGTTCGAGAGTATATCAAGGTACCGAATCACCGCAGCTATTTCAAGTTTGTGGTATCGACAGAGGAAGATATTCAAGATGCGCATCGCGCGGTGAATGAATATCGAAATGCTGGTATTGATATTCCAGTATATCTAATGCCTGTCGGTGGCACTAATGCAGTGTATGATCTTAATGAGCGCGCGGTAGCTGATTTCTGTCGTGATAATGGGTATCGCTTCTCTCCACGCATTCAAGTCCCCCTGTATAAGAATGCATGGAGCACCTAAAAAGTGACAATGCAAATCCACAATCAAACAAGATGCGCTATGATTGAATGGGAAACTAATCATGGTTGAGCTATTACCTTCCAATATTCACGATAAGTCCGTGTATGATACCAGTGATATTGCAGATATCGCCTCTGCCAAGTCGGTGCTTATTCGCTCACTAAAGCAAGTCGCCAAGTATAAGAAGAAGCTAGACGAATATAACGATATCGCGTATAGGTATAGGCTTTATCTTATTCGGTACTGCCTGGGCACTGAATGTGCTAAGGTAGAAACTACCGTAAAAGAATCATATTCATATGAGGATGATTACGGTAGCCTTAAGACGGGGGTTAAATCGGTAGAGGTATATAAGTGCACTACTTGCGATAAGACCTGGAGTCGATAATGTTTTACTCACAAGAACTATTCAATCAAGGTATTGAGAGCCTATCCAAGCAGATTACAGACTCTGGGATTAAGTATAACTATATTGTAGGGATCAATCGCGGAGGTCTAATCCCCGCGACTGTTCTTTCTTATAAGCTAGGAATCCCCCTCAAAGTAATTACCGTACAGACATATGACGATAAGGTAATCGAGGTAAATGTACCTAGGCATTACGTTGTAACGTATAACTGCCTTGTCGTAGATGATATTATCGATAGCGGACGAACACTAAATGTGTTGCTTGATAAGTGGCAAGTGCGTACAATGGATGTCGCGTGCTTGGTATATAATCAAGGTCAGGACGAGTTCGCTCCAACGTATAAGCACTTGACGATTGATAAGCGTCAAGATTGTTCCTGGGTAACATTCTGGTGGGATTGCAAATAATGACAAAGACTACTATTCCTGTTTCTGAGCGCATTAAGTCACGTATTATCACTAGCGGTAAGCGCTTTTTTGCGTGTGATAATGTGTCTGATTTTATGTACGATGGTGAGGAGGAAGAGCTCGTACTCGAGCTTACCGGTAAGTTTAATTCTGTTATCGATTCTCTCGTGATCGACCGCGAAAATGATCCTAATAGTCACGACACGGGTAATCGCTTAGCCAAGATGTATGTTTATGAAATCATGTCCGGTCGTTATGAGAAGGCGCCTAAGGTAACTGCTTTCCCTAATACTGGCGAGAATTCTTATAATGGTATGCTAGTAGTACGTGCAGAGATTAAGTCTATGTGCTCTCATCACCACCAGCCGGTTAGTGGTGTAGCTTACATCGGCATTATTCCTACTAGTAAGGTCATTGGTCTTTCCAAGTACATTCGTCTTGCGCAGTGGTATGCACGTCGAGGTCAGCTGCAAGAAGAACTATGCGAACAGATCGCTAATGCTATCGTACAAGCTACCGGTAGTGATAGTGTAGCGGTATATCTACAAGCCGAGCATGGCTGCTGCACTAACCGTGGTGTAGAAGCGCATAGTTCTCTAACACAAACGACTGTACTTCGTGGTCAGTTCCACGACTCAAGTGTGAAGACTGAATTCTTCAATAATATCTCTATTCAACAGCAGTATTCTTCGAGGGGATAGTATTACTAGTGGGAGTAAGCATTGCGCTTACTCCCTTGTTTTAGATATTACTGGAACAGTTCTGTATATTAGAGGATATTTAAATGCGTATTGCCCATGAAGCTCCTATCGCGATCTTTAATCTAGTACAGGAGATGACTGATTATGATTATTGCTTAGTCCACCTCATGGATGAACTTCCAGAATATCGTGATCTATTTCTCAAAGCTCGTGATGAAGGTGAAGAGATCATCCTCGATAACTCCATCTTTGAACTAGGTGAGGCGTATAACGCCGATCAATATTACGAGTGGGTAAAGGTACTACAGCCCAAGTACTTCATTATTCCAGACAGCCTGAATAACTCGGCTGTTACTCTACAGCGTATGGAACATTGGTTTGATACTCGTGCTCCAGTACCTGGTTGTGGCGCTATGGCTGTAGTACAAGGATCTTCTATGGAAGAGCTAGTTGATTGTTACGCGAAGATTGCATATGATCCGCGTGTGGCTAAGATTGGTATCTCTTTTGATTCTATTTGCTACTACGATAGTAACAGCCCACTATCCCGTGAAGCGCAGTTTATGAAGGGACGTAGTAACTTCATTCAATATCTTATTGAGAATAAGCTAGCAAATACTGAGAAGCCGCACCACCTGCTAGGTTGCTCTCTACCTCAAGAAATGTTCTTCTATCGTAATGTACCTTGGATTGAATCTGTAGATACATCCTCCCCGGTTGTAAATGGATTACTCCACATCAAGTATACTATTCTAGGTCTCGAGTCTAAGCCTTCAGTGAAGCTATTTACTCTCATCAACTCTGAAGTGTCGGATGAGCAGGTAAACCTGATCGAGCATAACGTTAATATGTTTAGGAGTTTTTGTAATTGAAGTGGATAGCTCTATTTTCCCAGTCGGGGTCAGAAATTGCTAGGCTAGCTAGTAATCTAGGTACTTGCCCCGACATGACTATCACTACTAATCGTGATTATAGCACATGGCACCCCGGTGTACGTCTGCTACCCCGAGTAGCTATCATGAAGAGCGAAGATATCCATTACATGCTAGAATCACGTGATGAGACTACTCTTATCACCATGCATGGGTATCTTCGTATTCTACCCGCTGCGGTGTGTAATAAACACGAAGTGTATAATGGTCATCCTGGAGATATTATTAAGTACCCCGAACTAAAGGGTAAGGATCCTCAGAAGAAGGCTGTTGAACTAGACTTACCTTCAACCGGTGTTGTTATTCACCGCGCTACAGAGAAACTCGATAGTGGCGATATTTACCGGTTCGCTCGTGTAGATATTCCAAAGCATGACGAGGAGCAACTAACCCAAGCCTTGAAAGATGCATCTGTTAAACTGTGGACTGATTTCATGACAGATATTCTTTATACACTACGACATACACGAGGTGGTCTATGAAAATTGGCGTTTGTGGAGCCCAGAGTGTAGGCAAGACTACACTGCTTAATGCGTTAAGGTCAGAACGAGTATTTAAGGGTTATAGTATTTGCAATGAGGTAACCAGGACAGTAAAGTCTTGGGGGCAGAGTATTAATGAGGGTGGTACCGATCTAACTCAACGCATGATCATGCTTCTTCATTTGGAGAATGTGACTCTACATGACAATATGATTACCGACCGCACCGCTCTAGATTGTCTCGTATACGCCCGATACCTGCATAAGCAGCAGCAACTTGATGCTTCTTCTGTACTCTATTGTAACGAGATGTTCTGGAAGATCTGGCCTCAATACGATGCCGTGTTCTTTATTAAGCCAGAGTTCTGCATTGAAGATGATGGGGTTCGCAGCGTAAGTGTACAGTTTAGGGATCAAATCCAGAAAGAATTCGTACAAGTTATCGAAGAGCTTGAACTATACAAAGATCGAGTATATTATCTAACTGGTAGTGTTGCTCAGCGTGTCAATCAAGTACTAACCGTTTGTAAGGAAAATTATAATGTCTATTGATAAGATTCTCGAGATTGCTTCTGTACACCTTGGTAAGGCTGGTGATGGTAGTGTTGTAAAGCCATATCAGACCCCTGATCGGGCTGATCCTTCTCTACTAGTTCCTATTCCCCGTGAACTAAATCGTACCGCGTATAAGATTACTGATGAGATCTTTACTGGGTATGATAGTTGGAATTGCTATGAGACCAGCTTCCTACTCAATAACGGCTACCCTGTTAGTGGCGTTCTGGTGATTGAGTATCTATCCAACTCGGAATGTATTGTAGAGTCCAAGTCACTCAAGCTATATCTAAACTCATACAATATGATGCGTATGGGTTATAGTATTGATGAGGCTATTTCACAGTTCACTGATTGTGTGGAGTACGACCTAAATCGAGCGCTTAATACTCATGTAAGCGTGTCTTTTGTACAGAACAGTCAAAAGCCTTGTGTGGTTCCTCTCTATAATGTAGACTTTCTATCGATTGATGATCTGGTCGATGTTTCCAGTCTTCAGTTTGATACCTACAATGAAGATCCATCTCTCATTAAGGCGGTAGAGTCGAGTACTGATACAGTACAGCGTTTGCATACTTCTGCACTACGTTCAAACTGTCGAGTGACTAATCAGCCAGATTGGGGCGATGTTTATATTCATATTCGTGGTAAGCGTTTGGTAGATCCAGGTTCACTGCTACAGTACATTGTATCCATGCGACAGGAGAATCACTTTCACGAAGAAATTTGTGAAATGATGTATGCGCGTCTCTTTGAGATTCTCGAACCAGCCGAGCTCTTTGTGGCTTGTAATTACACTCGTCGCGGCGGTATTGATATCAATCCAGTGCGGGCGTCTGATACTGTTACTCTGAGTCTCGCCAATTCATGCATGTATACAGGTGTATACGCCAAGACTATGAGGCAGTAATATGGCGAAGTATGATCATGGTGGAGGATGCCCTTGCGGGCTCCTCCCTGAATGTGACAATAAATGCAACATTGCATTGGAACAACAATACATCAGCGCACTAATGGCTTCGAAAAATATCTTGCAAGATAATATTATTAAGAAAGTTGTGACGGATACCCGGTCGCCTGACACTAATGTGGAGGCGATACGTGAATCACTTCTACAGCGCTCCATTGTGGGTCTCAAAAAGTACAATACTACCACAAATCGTACCGATCTTACTATGGGAGATTGGTTACAGCATCTTCAAGAAGAGCTTTTAGATGCCGCGGTTTACGTAGAGCGGCTTAAAAGTATGGTACGAAGTCTAGAAGCTGTATTTGGACCTGTTAAGAAGTAAGTAGATAAGAGTAGCATCATTATCCTCCAAGGTATATAATGTGTAGGTTAGGAGATAATGATGCTACCTCAGATCGGTCAAACAGTATCGGTTATTATTCGAAATAACCGCAAGGATCTGGATAGTTTCCGCCGCGCGGATTATAAGATTGAAGGTGTGGTTGTTCCCAATCATCGCTGGTTGAAGGATGACCACATCTGCGTTCTTACTAAAGATCGTAATTTTATCTCCCAGATCGCTATCAAGAATATTGTTTCCATCGACGGTATTCAATCAAAGACTCCTTCAAAATCTACTAGCAATACACGCGTATATCAGGTAAAGTCTGTAAAGTCTGGTAGCGTGTACAATGTTACAATCTCTAATGATCAGGTGCAGTGCGATTGTGTTGGATTTCAATACCGACGCGATTGCAAGCACGCCCAGTTCATTCGTAAGATTAATACAATCTAAAGGATAGAATATGTCACTCACAACCCAATACCTTGATCGTCTTTCCTCTTCTAAGCGCGGTGCTGTTATCGTGCTGTCAGGTGGTATGGATAGTACTATCGCTATGCGTCTGGCGGTAGCCAAGTATGGAAACAGCAATGTACGGGCTTTGACTTTTAACTACGGTCAGAAGCAGTCTCGCGAGATTCAGATGGCCGGGCAATCAACCGCTGCGCTTGGTGTAAAGCATAAGGTTCTTGATCTAGGAATTCTAGGTGAGATCTCTCAGGGATTCTCCGCTAATGTTGATACTGGCATTGAAATGCCGACCATTCATGATGTACTAGGTGATCCACGCCCCAAGACTTACGTTCCTAATCGCAATATGATTCTAATGTCTCTATGCGCTGCGTATGCTGAAGTAGAAGACATTGATCAGATCATCATGGGCTTGCAGGTCAATGATGAATATGGATATCATGATACCACGCAGCGATTTGTGGATAAGGTGAATAGTGTTCTAAGCGAGAATCGTATTATTAAGATCGAGATCATCGCTCCTTTTGCTTCTATTACTAAGACCGACGAGATTATGCTTCTCAAGGAACTTGATGGTAATGTGAATCTACTAGAGCACACTCTTACTTGTTATAATCCAAATGAGAAGGGGCAGTCTTGTGGTAAGTGTCCTTCTTGTGCTGAACGAATCAAGGCGTTTGTTAATAACCGATTGATTGATCCGGTGCCATACTCTATTAATATTGACTGGCATCGCTTTATGGGTCTATAACAATGTGCGCTATTATTGGTACACGTAATATTAACAGCATCATGCCTCTATACGAACTCAACTCGTATAGAGGCAAGCATTCACACTCTATCGCTGTGTATGATATTAAGCATGGCGATATTACGATACTAACTCGAGGTGTCGGCGAGCTTAAAGAGTCTGTTATTGACACTCTTCGGCGTGATTATAATCGAGACAACTACTACTACATCGTGCACTCCCAAGCACCTACTAGTGAAGGCCGATCAAGCGAATTCATTCATCCGGCTCATCATAATGGTTCGTACCTATGGCATAATGGCATTATCAAGGCAGTAGAATGCGATCGGCTTCGTAATACACTGGGTTCCGATAGTCAATGGGACACTCAACTACTACTCATGAGCATCATTGATCAGGGGAATCTCAATAACCTCGATGGATCATTTGCTTGCTTACTCTATCACCGCAAGCGACTCTTTATGTTTCGTAATGAGATCTCACCGCTTTTTGTAGATTTTGATTTCAACATCTCATCCACTAAACCTACTGGTGATTGGTTTTCTGTTGTACCTAATCGAGTATATTCCATTGACTTTGTAGCGGGCGCTACCGCTATTGAATCTACATTCAACACTTTTAGTTCTCCATACCTCCTTTAAGGGCTACTCATATGATTGTACATCCACTATCGCTAGATAATATTATTAATAATGTAGACGAAAAGTGCATTCAACCCAACGCGGTTGATGTACGGGTATCAGCTTTTAGGTGTATCGACGACATCGATGGTATGTACGGAGACACCGGGGACTATACTAACCAGCTCTTTTGCATCGATGATAAGGAAACGGTGCATAAGAAGAAGACAGCAGAGATTCCAACAGACGATGATGGAAGCTGGCTTCTATATCGAGGTGTGTATGAATTCACATCACCGCATTATGTAACAATACCCGAAGGGTATGCAGGATATCTTATCACGCGGTCTTCACTGAACCGTAATGGTATTTTTGTTCTGTCTGGATTATACGACACGGGGTACCAGGGCTATATTGGAGGCACTTTATATAATCTCAACGGTCGCTTGAAGATCAAGAAGGGAACACGAGTCTGTCAGTTTGTTCTCTTAAAGTCGGAGAGCATCGGGTCATACGAAGGGCAATACAACCATTCTAGGTAAGATGCTTCCATTTAAACCCGTATGATACTTTATCGGATTTGATGGCTTGCGATAATGTCGCACCATCAAATCCGTTACTTACCGCAGCTTTATTTACTGAAGTGTAAGTATTTACTAAATTGCCCTGTAGGTCATACTGAGCGACACATTTGATTAATTTTGCATCTGTTTCTTTAATAGTATGACCTTTGTAGGCCCATCTAAACCCTTTACAAGAACGACGCAGACCGTCACAGCATTCTTTAATACTATTTTTTGAACTACTACTATTAGCGACAGCATTTGAGGCTTCTTGAATAGATTTATAGGATGCAATATATTCGCCAAACAAGGTGTATTGATCAACCTCTATCCCTACTCGAGTACGCCCTTCGCCGCCGAGTGATATATTAGTAAGCATTCCACCCCGACTAGCTAAACCATAAAGACTGATGAGCTCTTTTTCTTTCTGAAAAGCAGACTCCTCATTATCCATGTAGATGACTTCTACAGTAACTTCAAGGTTCTTTTCTAGAATTTGCTTGATAGTGTTACTCTTATGACGGTTACCTGTTCTGCTTTCACGCCAGTTACGAGCAGCGGACTTGATATGGAAGCTCACCCTTTCACCTCGACCCTTGCCTACATAAAATGGCATGTTATCCTTCATTGGATTCTTTAAGATATAAACATAAAACATGTGGTCTTGCCCTATAAACCCAGAATATTATTAGTATTTATAAAATACGGGTTTTATAGGCTCTTACGTTGCCATTTACCACCTGATATTTGCCGCCTGGATATGTTGGTGGCCTATGTTGGTGGCACGCTCTATAATCTTAATGGTCGCTTGAAGATCAAGAAAGGAACACGAGTCTGTCAATTGGTTCTTTTAAAGGCTGAGACTGTACACATGTATACAGGACAATACAATCATGCTAAGACGAATCATCTTAACCACATTGCTGGCAGTAACACTGCAGGAGGCTAAAGCTAATAATCTAGTTCAATATGAGCACCAAGTCGAGGCTTATATTGAGCACTACAAATCAAGACTAACGACCACCATGATGAATAGGCGAGATATTCAGTGTCTCGCCATGAATATCTACTTTGAGGCCCGAGGGGAAAGAACCCTCGGGCAAGTCGCCGTAGCCAACACTACTATTAATCGTGCGGGTAATTCAAATAATATCTGCCGTGTAGTATATCAGCCCAATCAGTTCTCATGGACCAGTATGCCGCGCCGGCGCCCGGTGGGCGAACCCTGGCAGAAAGCATTAACACTGGCCTGGTTGGCGATTAATGAACCTGAACTAATCAGAGACATTACTCGAGGCAGCAACTACTTTCACTCATATAGAAGAACCCCTCAACTGTTTCGACAGTTCAGCCACACCATTACCATCGGCAATCATCGCTTCTATAGACAAGATACACCAGTGGTGGAGGTTGCAGAAGCTAGATAGTCCAAAAGGAGACTATCTATGGATACAACTAAAACTCTAAAAGTTCTTCAAGCCAACACGTTTAACATGTTTTTGAAGTCTTGGTTCTTTCACTGGAATGTGGAAGGCCGAGACTTCATGCAATTGCATGATCTGTTTGGTCAGATCTACAATGATTTGTTTGGTGCTATTGATCTAATCGCCGAGCATATTCGAGCTCTTGACGATTATGCGCCAGGGTCACTGCAGCGCTTTCGTGAACTAGGCGCTACTATTGATGACAAGACCACCATTCCTCAAGCCCGAGCCATGGTTGGTGAGCTTCTAACAGACAACCGAGTGGTAGTCAAGTCTTTGCGTGATGTGGTGGAAGCCGCCAAGCGCGAGAATCTAGAAGAGATTATTAACTTCGCTGGAGGACGTCTTGAGGTTCACACCAAGTTTGGGTGGATGCTGAGTGCTATTCTCAAGACCGATCGAGAATAATGGCTGGAAACAAGAATAGCGGTTCTCCAGGCATCCCCAAGACGCCAGAGCACCGCCGTAAAATATCACATGAACATAAAGAATTAGTGTTAGCGAGGACTCACCCGCTAACACTAATGGATACATGCCAAAACTGTGGTCTTGTAGCCCAGGCTAACATGATACGTCGCTGGCACAATGATAGGTGTCGCGACTACTGGTCATACAAATCCAAGAAACTCAAGTGTGATTAGATACTATTCAGATCAATATCGATGATGTCGTCTATTTCACACTTGTACAGTACAATGAACGCCGTATTGATAGAGATCAGAAACAGAGAGCGTGCTATACTCTCTGGAGAAAACAGAAGAACAGCCAGAGTAACCACTGAGATTCCCATGACTGTTCTAATAATAGAGCGTAGGCGATCTTGTGGGGTTTCGTGTATAGCCACGCCCCAGCATAGAACAGCCAGGGCTATACACGCACCCACGAGCACCGCCACAATAAACCCGACTATAATACCCATATAATTTGTTCCTTAGGAGGATGTTATGATTGTAAGTATACTAGGATTAACACTAGCCACATTTATAGGTGGGCTAGGATTTAGAGTCAGAGGGGGTCTTTGGGGTGAGCGTATTGGATGGGGTGCCACCAAGGCTCGCTTCGTCGCGTGGGCCACCCCCATGGCCTTCATTCAATATTTTGCTTGGAGTCAATCCGCCATATGGATGATTCCTATTTTCATCATCGCGTGGTGGTTGGGATGTTTGCTTCCGTGGTGGAAGAGTCTCGACATGGGTCGCGATGAAGGTCCTTGGTGGAAGGACTTTATTCTACATTCCGTTAGAGGTATATGGTGGTGTTTACCCCCGGTACTAGTCATGTGGGGATTAACATTATCCATTCCTTTTAGTACACTACTAATACTAGGTGCTGGACTACTATGCGGGGTGGTGTATGAGATCGGTTATCAGATAAAGGAAAGGGTATCTGATTTCATGCAAGGATCTGAATATGGAGAGATTATATTTGGAGCGCTAATAGCGGCTACCACCACTCTAGTTTTGTATGGACTCTAGAGAGAGTAGTTCCACACTATAATCCGTGTAACCGATGCTGTTCAGAAAGTACTCAAGAATATCTTGAACCGAGACATCATCATCGCCAACACCATGAGGATAAGAAGACGCACCTTGTAATTTGATGCATGTCTTCTTATCCTTCATCATAACCAGCATTTTACTGGTATCAAAGTAGTGAATATTTTTGGAGATGTAGGGACGTTGTTCCAGCACACAATCCCCCACGCAATGGTATGATACATTATTTTGCGCGTTGGTCAATTTAAACACCACCCAATCGACCAGAATATTATCGGGGTGGTCGGGAATGTCCACTACAGTCCACATTTTTTCACTCTCTTAACGGCTAGTATTATCTAGATTGATGCAGATAGCCCGAGAATTCTCGGGCACGGGTATTTGGCGAGTATTAACAATATCTCGCCAGACACCACACTCCCCCATACTACTAACCGGAATATGGGCATAGTCAATACCATTAATTGATGTCCAGAACACCACCACCAACCAGATCATATAAAGATATCCTTATACGTAACGATACTGTGTATCGATGAGACCGTGACGAATATCATCACGTTCCATCATGAGGTAATTAGCCATGGTACGTAGTTCATTGAGGCGGCGCTGTTCATAGGAAGAGTTGGGATTGGTACGACACACGTGCTTTTGCTCACGAATCATATCACTAATGACGCGGTAGCGCATACGCCACTTGTGGCGTTCTTGCGTCCAGAAACGATTCCAGGTACGTACATCATCAGAAACCTTCATGGTCAACATCTCCTTGGGACACGGCATTAACACGACTAGCGATGGTATCTAGATCAGAGAGATTACGCCTCTCCCCCACCCATAATGTATAATCATATAGCGTAATATCGCGAGGAATCACACGAAACAACCACCGCCCTTCTTGCTGATTAACCTCCTTGATGATCTGATAATAATGATCAGCCTTGAAGATATAAGAGAACGTTCTATCACAGTATTGATAGCCGTGAGCAGTAATATCATTAATAGTAATCATCAATCCTCCACGATATCAATATGCCCATTAACGGTATAGCCACAAGCACGAAGAAATTTCTCAAAGGCTTCGATAACAGTATAAGCGGATAAGTCCTTGCCATGCCATTCAATAGTAACAGATTCTTGAATATCATCAAGCTGCTCAGAACAGGAATTAGGAGAACGATATTCAAAACGAAAGGACTGGTTAACCATATAAAGATATCCTTATATTAATTATTTGTAATGGGGGGAGATAGGGAGAATATGGTGGGGAAAGGGATAGGGGGAGAGAATATAGGGTTACAGGAGGTCCAGCAATCTGCCGTCCTCTGCGATGGCCCGCACGCGAGCCGTGGGATATTGCGCGTGTACCTGCGACATATGGAAAGCGAGGTCCGCAGCCGTCGGTAGCACCAGTACCGTCATCCACACATATGTATCTTGAATCTGAATATAAATCACTGACTTTTTAACTCCTCAAGCAAGTAATTTTAGCGGTCCGCTCCCAATTCCCGGGATTAGCTTTCATGATAGAAGCGATCTTGATAGCCATTCGCAGCGAGAGCTCCCACAGATTATCACTGTTCTTCTCAATAAAAGCCACTACTTCGTTGATCTGCTTCTTAGTTAAGCGATCAGAGAGCATACCATCCTCTTCGATGACCTGCTTAATACGCACAATAAAGTCTCGCTTAGTACGCAGAGTTAGAGACAGGTAATGCGCTCGAGACACCAGAGCCGAGAGGTGTTCAGCCAGCTTATGACCAGACTGAATCATTCGATCGAAGTCATAGTTAGTGATGAAGATAACGGAACCTTCGTAGTCAAACACAGTAGGAATAGGATCCTCGTCCTCATCACGCATCTTAGTCTCAGCACGCCAAGAGACCCTACGGCGTTCGGTGGTATCACAAGCCGCCTTAAGCAGGTTCAGAGTTACATCATCGAAGAAGACACTATCACTATCATCCAGTACCAGAACACTGTTCTTGTGGCGAGTCTCATAGAGCAGGCGATACAGACCAGTAGCCCGCACAAAGCCTCGAGCCACACGATACTCGGACTCATCCTTATTCTCGAGTATACGCTCCACGGTAAAGGACTTACCCAGGCCGGGTGGACCAGAAGCAATCAACGCTCGGCTATCACCAGAGATAGTTGCCATGGCCAGCTCATGAAACACATCGAAGCGTTCACGAATCCGCGTGCTGATCTCTTCATCAGTCTCATGTACCATGAGATCAGAGTTAGAGACCATGGGTACCACATTACTGCCAGACATACGGCGAGCGGTCATACGAAATCCAGTCTTGGGTACACCACGCGGCATAACGATCCTCCATCGATGAACTGCTTATAGCGGCTGGGAACTTATTATGCCATCAGAGTTAGCCGTACATCTTCTTTCGATTGAACTTAACCATGGGCGGGCCATAGTTAGAGTCCACATACTTCTCCTTAATCATCTTACTGATAGTGGTATCATCCAGTTCAGGGTTAGAAGATAGAATAGACTTCATGAAGGATAGAGCAGATTCCGCTCGACCAGACTGACGCTTGGTAGTGGTCTTAACGGGCTTAGTAGCCTTATCAGAGTTAGCCTTAACCGCTTTCACACCCTTGATGCGGTTCATGGCCTCATCAATGGTATCAAAGATAGTAATACTCTCATCACGATTACGAATGGCAATCTCATCATGGACGAGATCATACACATAGTACTTGCCATTATAGATGACCGATTCCATGATCTGAAAGCGACCATCGATCAGATCACTGCAGTACCTACCGTCAGAGTTAGTTTGAAGAACGATATCAGCCATTGTCTTCTCCTCTCCAACGCTTACGGTTATAGGCGCCTTTACCCTTCTTGGCCACTACTATTTTTCGACCAAGCAGAGTTAGGTCCTTATGGTAAGGGTTTCTAGGCTTCTTAAGCTTAATTACGATCTTCATATTATTCCCCCAGGGAGGGAATAAATCCCTCTGTTATGCGGCCGCCGCCTCTTCAGAGTTAGTAGCGGTAGCAATTCGCAGCTCATTGGCGATGCGAATACCCTGAATCAGACCAATGATCTGCTCTGCGGTATATCCGGTCAGAGTTACCACTGAACCAAAGCTAATATCAAAGAGGGCGCGAGCATACTTCTGTTCGGTAGAACGATTCAGAGTTACCTCCACGGGCGCACCCACCATGGCGGAAATCACCGGTACAATACCCGTGACAGCATCCTCCAGAGCAGAGTGAGACGCCGTCTTACGCACACGATCAGTCTTCTTATAAACAGCCACCATAATTCTTCATTCCTTCTCTTGGATACAGGTTATAGTGTATGGGAAGAAATAAAACCAGAGTTAGTTACTATACATCAACCCATTAATTGGACTCCAGGAGACCACTACTTCCTCCTTGGAGTTAAGAATACAGCCTTCGAAGCAGCACATAATCAGGTGTTGAAGCGCTTCCTGTACCGTGGAGAAGCCCCCCTTCTTATAACCGGTATTGTAGAAGAAGATGGTATATTGATTATCCATATGGATACTCTCTCTTTCCGTACTAAGATATACGTTATGGGAGAGAATTACTCCACCGAATCCTTCCTCTGGCGACGCAGGTAGACTCGACCGGGAGTCTTAATTTCCAGCTGAACCTCCTCAGAAAACGCCTCATCCAGAAGTTGGCGCTTGATCATCTCATACTCATTGGCGTTAACGCCAGAGAACGAGGACCGACCATTCTCACCGAGTTCCAGCCAGATGCGGTTCGTATCGTACATGTGCTCGTCCCTCTCAATCTCAATAACCCGCTTATAGCCTATGGGAGGGATCGATGCCACAGGTAAAGGCCTCGCCCAGTTACCTGAGCGAGGCGCTATGTTACCACTACTCAGCGTCGTTTTTTTCCTCAGGGGCTTGATCCTTCTTCTGACGACGAGAAACCCGTTGATCTTTATTCTCCCGCTCACGTTCCCGTCGTGCAGCCAGCATTCTCTCACGACGTTGATCGGTGGCGGTAACATCATGCATCATACGCACACCATTCATAACAGCCAGCAGTTCTTCTACGGTGGAGTTCTCTACCTTGTTCTTGCCAATGCGAAGATCAAAGAGAGCTCGTGCATACCGATGCCCCTGGGCACGATTGAGTTCAATGGGAACATTGTACCCCACCGCTTTTTCCAGAAGAGCCTGCAGGCTTTCAACCGCTTCCTTCAACCGTTCATGTGACTGTGTACGGCGAATACGGTGCGGTTCTTTCTGATCAGTGTTAGCATTTTCAGAGTTAGAAGTATTGTCAATCTTGATGGCGTCGTTCATGTCAGTGTCTCCTCTTGGCTTCTGACATGAACGATTATGTTTGTCTTAAACCCAAGATTCCACACAGAAATCCGTGGATAAAGTTTATTTTATCCGAGCTATTCCTTGTGGATCTTTTCTCCGACATGATACGACACTGTTTCGGTTACGATATCCGTGGTGTCATAGATGGCTTCGATAAGAGAATCATTCTCTTTCAAGGCATCGACACAGTCTTCTATGTGGATTCGTACCGTTTCGTTGATCTCATCCTGTGTCAGGGTATCGAGATCATCATCTTCATTGAATTCAAACGTAACATATACTGGTATCATGATTTCATACTTCATAACCAGATCCTTATATTAGTTATTGAGCACAACATAGTGATTATATACTGACCAGGGAAGTATGGCAACAGAAAAATGCCAAAAATCGGAAATTTTTTCCTGGCATTATTATTTCCTATTGATATCAGGATAAACGGGCATCTGCCCATTAGGGTTTGGGAGAGAATATAGCAACAGCTTCGAAGTCTCAGGCTAGATCACGGTTTCTCGCGACCCATCGAAACTGTAACCCATTGAAATCATTGGGGTTATGGATACGCTTTCGAAAACCTTAAGTCGTTGAAATCATTGAGGAATTTCCGAAAACTGCGCATCTAAACCCGGGCCCTCATATCGATACACTGTAAGCCCGCTGAGCTCGAGGAATCATTCTGGACGCAGAAGGAAGAAAAAAATCTACGTTGCAATATTTCTCCCTTCCCTCTATAAACCAGTTATAAGATGGAGAGATGAGATGAAAGCTGCAACGATTATTCGCCGCGTGGCGAAGGATTTCTACGGTAACAACAATTTCTTCCTCTTTAACGATAAGATGAAGGATGGCCGTAGAAGCGTAAAGGTGCAAGTGTGTTGGAATTACGCGCGGAAGGACAAGGGCAGTGTTCCCACTTTCGTGGACTTTGCACGGGAATGCCTGTATCGTTTACGTAAGTGCGGTTACCGCCCGGTTATGAATCCGAGGGAATATCGCTTCTGGGTTTAGTTACTTTATTTCTTCCTGGAAACCATAACAAATCATAAGATGAAGGAGAGACGAAATGCTTGAAGTGACCGATTTCGACCGCGAGTGGTTCAAGAATACCACCAACCGGGAAGGTACCGATCAAGAGATCTTTCGGTTTCTGGAGGAAATTAATCGGTACGTATCTTCCCTGGAAATCTCTCCAGAACTTTATTCTGGAGAGTAAACCTCCCGACCGGTATCCATTGGTGGCCAAGGGAGGCAATACAATGGATAACGCGGACATCAAACTGGTAATAGTCACTTTTGTCATCAGTACATTGGTGGCGATACTAATCGGCCTGGGATTATTCACATTGATCTAATACCGGTCTATAGAGGGAAAACACGTGTTCTAACCTATTGATTTTATTGGTGAAAAAACACGTGTTTTCCCTGTTTTCCTGTTTCCTATATGGTGGTATAGGCAAAACAAAAAAAGGGGTCAAGGAATGCATGACTTTTGACCTAACCAGTTGATTTAAAAGGAAAAATCAGGCTGTTATTCTGATATCAGAATGACTGTAACTCGGAACTTTTTCTAGCTTCGTTTCCTCCCTTACCTTATAACCATATCGTCATGAGGAGACACTGACATGAAGGTTCGTATTATGGTCGAGTTTGACGTGGAACTCGAAACCGACGGTGAGGAACTCGATATGGATGTAATCCGTACCGAAGCAACCGAATGCCTTCGTATTCACGTGGAGAATATGATGGATAACGATAACGAAATCGAACGTCTCGTCGATGATATGTCCGATAACATTGACTTTCTTGTGTCTGGTCTAGAATACAAGGTTACCGCTGCTTAACCGCGGGGAAGAAAAAAGACCAGGAATATGGGGGTAATGTGAGCCATATTCCTGGTTGATCGATTTCCTCCCTTATGCTATAAATGGGTATAAGGTAAGGAGATGTGGTGATGGTGACCAAGGAATCTCTGGGCCGTATGATCGAGACCGCTGATCAGGAAAAGGTCAAGCACATTATCGGTCGGGCTCTGGTGGCTTTGTTTCGTCGTCAAACCGCGAGTGAGAAGGCAGTTAACACCGCTAACACAACCAACCTGCAAGGCTTTAATCAGTCCGATGCGCGTTGTGGTTGTTTGGGTGCGAAGTACTATCTTAAGCACGGCACCATGGAAGACTGGCAGGTGGCTATGTGGCTGAAGAAGGATCGCCGCGGCACCTTGCGTATTCAGAAGTATTGGAAGCAGCTGGCGGAAGAGGCCAAGGCAAAGGCGGCGAAAGCCGCCTGAGGACTACGTCTTTTTACCTTGAAACCATTAATCCCCG